TGCCGTACTCGTCACAGTACCGCCGAAATCGACAAACGAAACTAGCTGATCAGTTCCTGCCGTACCGACTGACTTGTAAAGCCAACCACCGACGGCGGAGATCGTTGAGCTAGTCCAGGCATTGGTCAGGTCGGTAATCGTTACTGCAACACGGTCATTAGTCGTATCAACCGAGCCGACTGTAACCGTCGCGGCAACACCGCCTGATGTATAGCCGGTGCCGGTTACTTCGTTGGCAACATCATCGCGGAAATCGTAAGCGTCGAAATTGGCCTCGGATGGCACGGAAGAAACCAGCAAGAATTTGAATGAGCCGGTGAAATAGGCATCGGCCATGCGTTTGGTGAGGATTAGGGCGTTACCTGATGCCATGTTTATTCCTTTGCTTTGGTGTCTGTTAGCCTAGATGCTTAAAAATGCCCACTCGGTTGAATGGGCATCAATCAGCTTTTAGGGCGTAAAAAAACCGCCCATAGGCGGCTTTGACACCCCGGAGTTTAATACATTCACAACAAATTAGCTAACTGCAAATTTTACCACCTTTATGGCCTCACTATTCACTAAACCGCCACCTACCCTTTTAGTGGTATAAAACCCAACGTATGGCTTATTCGTATACGGATCGCGCAGCATGCGGGTGCCGAAACGATCAACGATGGTGTAGCCGCGCTTGAAGTTGCCGAACGCGATAGACAAAGCGCTAGCTGCCTTGGCCGGCATGTCTTCAGATTCGACAACACCGAAACCGAGCAAGCGAATCGGGAAACCTTCTTGCAACGAGGGCTGCCACAGGTACTGACCTGTGGTGTCTTTCAGCTTGAGGACTTCGAACATGACTGCTTTGTTCATCATCCACACCGAGCCGCCGCGATAAGCCGCTTTCAGCTTGCCAATCACGTCATACAGCACGTCTGCCTTGTTGGAAGCGGCGAAGTCGCCAGCGACGCCCGTTGCAACGTGCTCTATGGTGCCAAAAGCGCGGGAAGCGTCAGCAGTGGCAGCGGTGGTGTAAGCCAGAAATCCTTTGGGCTTGTTGGTGCCGTTGCCGGAGACAAACGCAGCGCCTTCGGCAATGCCAAACTCTTCAGCCAACTGAGCTGCAACATCGGATTCTACGTTGTAGAACAGATCGTCCAAAGCGTCTTGCGTTACTTGCGGATTGGCGTACAGCGTACCCATCGGCGGCGCGACTTCTGCCAGTTGGCTGGTATTGGTTGCCGGGCGGGCTGCGGTTTCACCGACCCAGCCGGAAGCGATACCATTGACGTTGACCAGCTTCTTGTAATCGCTGGTGCCGACCTGAATCACGTTTGCCACCGAGCGAACGGCAGACATATCGCGGGCCAGTTGCTCAACCAGGCGGTCAATTTGCTCAGGCAGCGCGAAACCACCATCTGCCGGAGTACCAACGCTCATAGCCTTGGCTTGCAGGTCTTTCAGGCCGATTTCGTTGCCTTTACGCAAGAAACCTTCGACAAATGCAGACTTATAAGCTTTTTTATCGGCGTTTTCGTCGTTATTGCCCATCAAACCTTGCAGGTTTTGCTTGGCTTCGACGCGCTCAATTTCCTTTTTCAGGTCGAGAGCGGTAGAAATGTCGGCTTGAACCTTGGCAAGTTTTGCCTCGAAATCAGCAGAAGATGCGCCTTTTTCGACCTTGCTAAGACGGTCATCATTGATTTGTTTGAAATCGTTGAAGCTTTTTTGAATGCCTTCAACCAGGTCTTTAATTTCTTGAGCCATTTTGTTTCCTTTGGACGTAAAAAAACCGCCCGTAGGCGGCTTTAGGTGGAGTGTTGCTAGATCAGCGGATAAAAGATGCGCTCAGCTTTTTCAAGGCTTCGCACAGTTCGTCCTGCTCATCGGAATCACTCCGACCTTGCACGGACTTGACGCGGGAAATAAATCCCACGGCTTCGCTTTTGCTTAAACCGCCTGACTCTCTCAGGTAGTTTTCAGCATCAGCAAGAGTTTCGATTGATTCAATATTCTTGACCCCGCTAACGCGGGCGGAATCATTGGCCGGGAATGTGACAATGCTGCACTCCCACAAATCGACCTTGTTAAGGGTGCGAATGCCGGTAACTTTGTCGTAACTGTCTTCGCGGGTCATAAATCCGATAGAAAGACCAGACAGCGCCTTCATTTTCATCAACTCGTGTGCTTCTGCGCCGCGAGCGGTCTTCAGAGCGAGTTTGCCGCGAACAAAAAGGCCGTGATCGTCTTCGCGCATTTCGGTATAAACGCCAATAGGCTCACCGGAGCGGTGCTGCCAGAGCAATGCCGGCATGCGGCCTTGTGACTTTAGGCTAGCCAGACTGTCATTAAATGCGCCCTTGGCGACGATCTCTTTGTACGAATCGACGTTTCCAAAAACCGAGCCATAGCCCTCAAACGTGCCATCGTCGTTAATGGCCTTTACATCAAAGGCGCAGTCGTAATATTTGCGATTCATGCCGTTACCTCGCTTTTTCCATCGTTTTCAGCCGATGTAATCAAATTCATTGGGGTTAGCGGCTCATCTAGGCCGTCAATTGGATTCAAATCCAGCTTTTCGCGCGACTCGTTGCGCGTCATCACGCCAATAGAAACCAGCTTGTAAAGATATTCGGCGGTGTCTTTAAGCGCTCCGCGCAGCATTCCAACCGGGTCAAGGAAGGTGTAATACCCTTCGGCACGGTCTTTGTCGGTCAATAACTGGCAATCGGCAGACTGTTCGACCCTCTCATACCAAGGCGTCAGGGTATGAACTAGGTGAGCAATAAACATTTGTTCGGCACTGGCGTAAGTTGCTGCCTTGTCTGACTGCCCGGCCATGATTGGCATAACGCGGAATGAGCGGCAAATTTCCTCAACTTGATGCTTTCGCGTTTCAAGGTGTTGCGCGTCGACTCCGGTCATTGACGTTGGCAACCACTTTGCGTTGCGGTCTAGGATCATCGGGCCTGTGCTATCGACAAACTCTTTCTTGATCCAGTTTTTAAGTGATTCGTACTGATCCTTGCTCAAAGCGCCATCAATGCTATATACGCCAGACGTTTTAACGCCCTTGGCGTGTAGATTGGCTTGTGTTTCTTCGCTGGCCATCGCAAGGCCGATTGCCTCGCGGGCGTAATTGATAATCTGCATGCCGACCTGACCATCCCAGCTAGGCCCACGCAGGTGCCAAATATCAGATTCTTTCAGGGCGCGCTGCGTGCCATCCTTGCCGGTCACGACATAGGCAATATCGCCATTCGTGTTTAATTCAAGCCGCACGCGGCCAGGCGGGATAACGATCAATTCTTTGATGGTGCTGTCGCGCCCAACCCTGCTAATAAAGGCGTAAGCATTGCCCATCAATACCGCGTGCATGGTCATCGTTTCACGCAGTCCAAAGCTTGTCTGCCAGCGGTTCGGCTTGCGGTGCAACACGTCATAAAGCGGGTGATCTTTGGCCGGAAGGCGGGTAATACCATCCGGGCTTTCTTTCATGACGCGGAATGGGACTTGTGCAACGCCTTCAGCAATTACACGCACGCACGCCATGACAACCGACACTTGCAGCGCCGTTTCTTGGGTTACGGTTAATCCGCTTTTGGTTGATCCGCCACCGCCAAAGGCAGCGGCCATCAGTGCAGATAGCGTCTGCGCACTGTATGGAGTCGCTGACTTCTTGGAGAACGGCCAAAGTTTCAAAGTGTTATTCCCAGAAAGATGTTTCTGTTTCGGTGTGCATGTGCATGACCCCGGTAGCCATCGCCAGCGCAACAGCGCCGTCAATTCGTCCGGTTGCCTTGCCCTTGTTCATTTTGCGATTGCCCGCTGCGTCTTGCTCAATGCGGGCGTTATTCATGCACATCGTCAAGACCGGATTCATGCCGTGCGATACCTGCTCATTCATCAGCAATTCCTCTAGTCGGTCGATTGCTGGCGCCATGTCTTTAAATCCCTGCCCAAACGGCAGCAATGGCAGATCAAGGCCGATTTCGTCCATTTCTTTTTTCAGCAGGTCGAAGCGCCAGCGGTCAAACGCCAGCGCCTTGACATCGCAGTCAGACAATATGTCTGCAATGTCTTTGGCAACCGTTTCGTAATCAATCGACGCGCCGGGAATGGCCCGGATGAATCCCTGCTGCTCCCAAATATCGTAGGGCGCTCGGTCGCGTTTCGCTCTGTCCCGCAAGCCATTGGCCGGTGTCCAGAAATACGCCTTGACGTGCCATTTTTCCCGATAGGCCATCATCACCATAGCTGTCAAGTCAGTCTTGGCCGATAGGTCGAGACCGATATAAACCGGCTCGGTGTAGAACACATCGTCTTCCGGCTCAAGACTATTAGCGATCCATACGCCCCGGCTAATGAACGGAGCCATCATTTCAACGCGCTGATTCAGCACAAGATTTCTGAAGGTCGGCTCAAAGCTAGGCATCCGGCTAGCGCGCTCGGCTTGCTCTTTCACATCGGGCAGGCTGCGGAACTTGCCCAATGCAGGGTTAGCCGCTTTCCATGCGTCTTTGTCGGTCAGGTCGCAATCTTTCGCGCCCTCATAGACATGACTGACGATCCGTTTGTCTTTGCTGCTGGCCGCGTCATCCAGCCAAATGCTTAACAGGTCGCCATCGTTCGGCGCCTGCGTGCTGATTACCATCAACATCGGCGCATCGTGCGCGCCCTGACTGGTGGTTATCGCATCCACAAAATCAGACTGCGGCCCTCGTACCTGGCCCAACTCGTCAAGAATCGCCAGAATCGGACTCAATCCGTGCGCTGTCTTGCCTTCGGCGCTAATCGCCCGGTATTCGGTATTAAGCGGGATGCCGATTAGTTTCTTGCTGCTCGGCACCTCGCGGATAATTTCTCGCAGTTCAGGCGATTGCGCGACCATCTTTGACGCGAGGTCATAGACAATCGCTGCCTGCTCCCGGCTCAATGCTCCGCTGACGATCTGCGCGTTGCGCTTCGCTTCCGGCCCAACCAGATGCGCCAGCAGGATGCAGGCAATCAGCGCCGTCTTGCCGTTCTTTCGCCCGATACTCAGGTAGGCGCGTTTCGTGCCAGTCTTGTTGTCATAGACGGCGAGGATGAATCGCTTTTGAAACGGTTCCAGCTTGATCGGCTGGCCGACTTTCGCTCCTGAAGGAATTAGGCAGTAGCGACTGATGAAACTACAAACTCGCTCGCCACGGGTTAATTCACGCCGAGCCATTGCTCACATACCGCCTTTGCGACTTGCTCTGTCATCTTCGGAGGAACGCTCATGCCGATCATGTATTTGCCGATCTTGTCAGTCTTGGCGTGGTAGTCGTCGGGATACGAACCAATGCGCTTTGACTCGCGCAGCGTCAGACGGCGGCACTGTGTCCAGTGGTAGAAGTCGCCAGAATTTGATGTCAGCGTTGCGGACGGCATATGTTCTGCAATCCTTACCCGGCCAAATCCGTTAGCCTTGCCTGTCGCACGCTCTTTCGCTTTTGCAAACGAGTCGCCCTGCTTTGTCTTTTCCCAGAATTGCAGCGCCTCAGGCGTTGGTTTAGTCTCTGTAACTTCCTCAGCCGTCAGCACCTGAACATCGCTCGTAGCCTCGCCCGCGCTAATCCAGCGGTGCGTCGGTGCCAGCTTCAAAGGCGGCACGTCAATATCAT